GCAAGAACCTCACGGCTCCGCTGTAGTTACTGGGAGTGGTGTACACAACAGTAGCACTACCGTCAGCAGAGGTGGATGCTATAGTAGCTCCTGTCGTCTGATGCTTGCTGTTTTCTCTCAACATTAGTACATCGCCCGTCTTGAAGTGCTACCGCAGGAGTAAACCTTACCTCCGTATGCTGCCTTTTGTGTCGTTTTAGGAGAGTCTGTGGCAACATTCGTAGGCTTACCGCCCACTCCTTGTGCTTTAGCCCGCTTCCGACGAACTGCACTCTTCTTCTGTGCAGAACTCATACGGTTTGCTTTTGCACGAGGCACACATTTCGGATAGCCGGATCGGGCAGTAGAAGCCTTTTTCCGCCCGCATTGAGGGTGGCTTCCATCCTCGTTCTTCCGGCTTATATCCACCCAGTCTCCTCTTGGTCCGCTTCCAAACCATTCTTTTAGGCTCATGCGTAAGTACCACCACGTTTCTTATATGTCCTAACTAACCAAGCGTTCGCGTAAGCACTTGGATATACTTTGAATTTTCGTTTGGCTTCAGATTTTACACGAGCATACAGAGCCTTATTCTTAGGTGTTGGGCTCTTCTTGCTTTTAGTTTTTGAAGATCGTTTCTTGGTCATTTATCGTTACTCTCTCGAATGGATGATTGGGCTCTCCTGACAAGAGACTGAGTGCTCCTAGCTTCAAGTCTGCTTCAAGCCAATCCTCTAGTGCTTGTTCTAGTTTTTCGTAAACTTGTTCGACATCTGTATCGGCAATGATCACACCGTTGAAAAAGTCGAACATCTGTTCTGCGTCCCGTTTTTTAGACAGGTATCTGTGAGAAAGTGCTTGTACAATTAACTGGCTCATGGAATACTCCTTGCCTTTATGATACACTAAAACAACGAAAAAGTCAACTAAAATCTAGAATAACTTTTACCGTCATACACTAAGCACTCCTTACGGTTGCTATATTCTCGTACAGAACAATGTATCCAGCCGGATGTTGGGTCTTCTGGGGTGTAGTACTCTAGTATCAACTGGTCAAAGTTCAGATTATCTCGCACCCACTCTGCAACAGATTTGTTGTCCTGTCCGGGGATCTCGAAGTCCACAGCCTCTCCCTTCGCGTGTTGACTCTTGGAACTAGACCCAATCGCCTCACACAGGGCAACACTACGGAATCCAGATGAAGGAGAGAACCCAACACCAAAGTGTTCACGTACAGGTTGTAGTATCTCAGAGCACACCCGTTCAAGATTCTTGATCTGTTCATCGTCTGGAGTGTTGTCGATACCCCTGCGGGTTGCTGTTTGGCTGCGAGTTAGTTCAGATAACGTGAAGTTTCTAGATAACCGCATCGTTTTAGCCTCGCATTTTGCCGATTGACTTCAAGCCAAATGAAGCGGCGATACTCGCCATGATTGACCAACTCAGCCACTCAGGTAGGTCTTCTCGTAGGAAACGAAAACCATCCTCAATGTACGGCTGGGCTGGAGGATAGAAACAAGCGGACAGCAAGCCCACGAAAAAAATTGTCCAGAGCTCGTCTTTCCACGAGTCTGCAGAGGCACGAGCTTGTTCTAACTCCCACGCCCCATCTTGTTCTACCTTCTTTGTCTGTGCCTCTATCTTGGCAACAGCAAGTTTCTGTTTGGCTTGTGCCTTCTCAGCGCGGTTCTTCATCCAAGTTCCGGCGAGATTGGTCACAGGCCCGATTAGTGCGTTCAACATTTTTTGTCCTTTTCGTGGCACGGGCATTTGCAGGTATCCCTGTTGCAGGGAGCTTCCGAGCATTTAAAACAGATTAACACTTCCACCGCCTCCGTGCTTGACGCAACCTACTGTTAGGATTCTTGGCTGCTTTTGGAAACTTCTTCATCTGCCCAGCGGAACGTGCACAGTATGACTTGCGACGTGCGGCACGGGCTTTGCTACGAGGTTTGTCCTCAGTAACTGCTGTCTTCAGCTTGCTGCCGGGATTCTTACGGCGGTAGGCAGCTACGCCCGCCTTTGTCATGCCCGCGCCAGATTTCGTAGAACGAAAGTTCTTCTTGTTGCGCTTGGGCATACTGTCTTTTTTACGTGGTTTCTTTTCTGCCATACTTATCTCCAGTGAGTCGGGGGAGCCCGAAGACCCCCCCAGTTCACTTACGCGAACGATGCCGCAGTTTCGGCAGTGCCGAGTTCTGCGATAACAGCAAAGACACGTACTTTACCGTCGAACGTTGCTGTGTTAGCAATCAGATCGATGGTGTCAGCAGCGGTGTACAGTTTCGCTGTACCTGCAGCGTTGTTGATCTCGTGTCCGGTAGCAGTACCGTCCAGAGCAGCAACGTACAGGTCGTCATCAGCGTCGTCACCCAAGTCAAGAACTGGAGAACCAGTGCTTGCAGCGGTGAGGACTTCAACACCAGCCATCAGAACCAGAGTGTTGGCTTTCATTTCGAAAACCTCAACTGAGTCTGAAGTAGTCAGGCTTGTGCTGGAGAAGTCAAGAACGACTTCAACAATTTGTGGCTTGATGCCGAGCGGAACGCCAGCAACAGCACCAGTTACAGTATATGTAGCCATAGTCTAGTCCTCCTCTAATCCAAGCTCACAACGCCACGAACGATGGCTTCAGGGCGAAGGACTTTGCGTCCAAACACGTGAAGACCACGAACGATGTCGCTGAAGGTTTCAGTTGAACGAACAACTTCGGTTTTCGCAATGTGCGAAGCCGTAGCAGTCGAGCTCATGTGACCGCCCAGAATAACATTTTCTGTGCCGTTTGTTGCCAGACCTGTCAGCGTTACTTGGTCTGTGCCGCCGCTTGAAACGAGGGCAGTAGACTTGTAGCACTGGAAGCCAGCGATGTTGCCCAACGATACAAGACCGTTACGCAGAGGTGAAGTTGCATCGCCCGTAACTTGGACTTCAGCAAACTTCGAACCTGCAGAAAACAGGTGCTTGTAAAAAGCTGGGGGAGCAACGAACCAACGGTTCTCTTCCGGAACAGACTGGTTGTCAAGGGCTTCAGCCATTTTCAACATTGTGTTGACAGCAGTGTCACCCGGAGATGAGGCACCACCGATGTCGAGGGCAGAAGCAAGAGTACCAATGCCAGCAACGGTAGATGTCGTAGCACCGGACTCGCCAGTCAGACCAGCGTCGGTTGCGATTTGATCCAAGACAACTGCGTCGTACTTACGCTTCAGCGAGTATGCACCCGAAGAAGTAGCAAGAGCTTCGAAGTTGACGTGGGATTGACGCTCTTCAATGTCGTCAATTTTGAACGCAAAAGCGTTTGCTTGGTCAACAACCATAGTAATTTGGTCGTCAGCCAAGTCTTGAGGGTTCACCACTGAGCCACGTGAGTAGCTAGAAACGGTGATGGTCGGCTCTTTAATGATCCGAACGGTGTCGCCAAAGTTTTCAATTTCACCAGCGTAATCGGTATTCGTAATATCTTCTGCAACCGAAGCACGACGGAAAAACTTGAGAACTTTCTGGCTAAAAATTTCCGGTGTAAAATTACCGGAAGGCAGGTTGTTATAACCTGATGCACTATTGAAAGCCATCTTATTATCCTTCCTATGTTAGATGGTTAAGCGTTATAGTCGATGCGCCCTTCTGCACGAGCCTTATCGAGTTCTGCTTCGTTGGCTTCAAACTCGTGAGGTTTCATGCGGCCTATCTCGGAGGCTTTCCACGTACGCTGCCCACCATCACCATTGACGTTAACCTCTTTGGATTTACGTGTGGTGACGGAATCTGCGGCAGATGCAGATGGTCTACCTCTCTTCTTCTTTGACAAACCAGCGTCAGCCTTATAAAGATCGATGACACGTGCTGCCATCTTTGCGTCGGTGTTATTCTTGTAGATAGCATCGCTCAAAGATGATGGTTGTTCGTCTAGCCACTCAAGAAACTTTTCGTCGTTACGGAGGTCATCAAAGTCCTCGTGATAACGCAGAAGCTCCTGATAGGCTTTCTGTACTTCCATGTCCTGTTCACGGGCACGTAGCTGTTCGACTTCACTACGAAGTTCTCCCAACTGACTGTCCGCTTTCAGGGCAGATACGGTCTCAACAATACCGTAGACATCCGGATACTCCTGTTTGAACTGCTCCAACTCGTCTAGGCTCTTGGGAGCTTTGAGTCGTGTGAGCGCATCCAGTTCAGGAGATGATTCTCCTTGTGCGGCGAGTTCGGCTTTCTCGTCCTTCCACTCAGATAGCTTTGCATCGTAGTGTCGTTTGAGATCGTCGTATCGCTTCTTATAGTCTACGTCTTCTGATTTTTTGTCGGAGAAACCTTGTTCTTCGGGAGTAGCCTCCTCAGAGGGGTCCGCTTCTTGGGCTTCTACCTGTTCCTCGTCCTCGTCTTCCTTGTACACGTCGTCACGGTAAGAACCACGATAGAGGTTTGTATTGTTGATTGTTCCAAAGGAATCATTCGGTTTGTTGGCGCGGTGGCCTTTTGCTTTTGCCATGATACTTCTCCATTGCAGGGCCAATTAAGGGTAGCTGCTTCGGTTAGTGATATAGACAGGGCCGCTGGCGACGGGTAGCTGTCCTTACTTCTTAGGGATGAATCCCTGAGAATTCTTTTGTCCCTTTTCAGGGAGTGTTACTGTTTGAGTAATCGAGTCGTCAGTAACTTGAAATCTGCTGTCTTTTTTGTACAAGTTTTGCTTATATGTTTCTTTCTCTTTCATCAAAGACCTGTACTGATCTTGAGGAATTCCAAAGTCTCCGTACTTTTCTATGTAGCTGTCCAGAGAAGACTCAACTTGCTTACGGGATAGTATCCCGCCTTTTCTATCGTACGTTGGTATTTCGTACATTTTGTCACCTCTTAAAACTCCTGAAGTGAGAGCGGTTACAGGTTGACCATACTGATTTCGTGCGACAGTTTTAGTTCTGATGGTTTCTAGGTGGTAGTCAATCTCCGGCATAAAATACTTTTTTATGTAATCGGGATACTCTGTGCTTGTTTTACCACCTTCAGCGAATCCCTGAGAATTCTTTCGTTGCTTTTGATAAGCAGTTTTTAATTCTTCATCTAAAGCGCGTATTGGCGGTAGTTTTGCGACTTCTGCGAATACAGCGTCTGCAATAGGTCGCGCTCTATCATCGGGAAGAAGAGCAAGACTCATAAAAGAACCGCTAAACATTTTAGGAGCAAACCCATCTCCATAAATTCCTTTTGGCTCACGGGGTTTTTTAGCTATTTTTTCACTTTCAGATTCAATTAGATTTTTTATAAACCTTTTCATATGCATCATTGTAGCTTTTGATCCGTAGGTGCTATACACATCTTCAACAAAATCTTTTAATGAATCAGGAGATAATTCGTCTTTGTAAGCCTCGTAAGTTCTGCGATGAACATCTAAATGTAAAAGTCTTCCACGTTCTTTTTCTGCTGGTGTTGTTTTTACGTATTTACGATTGCCCTTGTCGTCTTCTTTAACGCCAGATAAGGGTATTCCAACTAGTTTTTGATGTCCTTTATGCAACAATTCATGGAACATGGTTGCGGAAACGTCTATAGGATCTTTTTCTTCGCCGTACGCTCGTGTCAATATTCTGTCTCCGAGAGTGCTTTCTCTATTTGCCGCCGGAAAGTATTGGCCTCGAAAATCAAAATCAGGTTTACCTAAAGTTTTTTTACCTAAAAGTTGTGCTTCTAAAATGCTTTCATCGTCGTAATAGTTTCTTTGTCTCCCTCCTTCAAGTTCTTCAGGAGTTAATGGTTCGGATGTAAAGTCACGGTCTGGATTTTTAAGACGTATATCTCTTAGTATTTTTTGTGATAAAATCTGTCGCGCCTCTCCAACCCCCATATTTCTCATTTCAATATATTCACTTGGCATCCTGCCTTTAGCGTCTTGAAATGCGGCACGTAGAACAGGGTCATTTTTAGACTTATTAACCATGTCAACTTGAAACTCCAAATCAGCGAGTGCTAAAGCATCATCAGATATTGGGTCTATTTCTTTAAGAAGATCCTGTTCAGTGGGTATAGGGTCGGTAAGGTTGTACTGATAT